TTTGTTACAAGTGGTGAAACTACACCAATTAATAGTGACGAATTTTTTGGTATTTCAGGAGACACACCAACCGCAATAAGCATAGTTGAAATTGGAAGTGATTTTGTTAGTAATGTTATTGATGTTGGTATACACCCATATTATGACGCAATTTATCATCAATTGATAAATGGTTATTCACATTATACAATATCTGAAGGGTCGCCATCATTTGAAAATAACGTTAACGCTGGTGCGATAATTTGTAGAAAAAGAACAACGGGTAACGATGAGTCAATGAATTATTGGACTTCATTTGTTGATAACTCAAAATTTGTAAATAGTGACAAATATTATACACTATTACCTTCAGATGGTTCAAATTCGTATATTGATAAAACTTCAGAAAATGGATTAGAAAAAACAAATCAAGACACGATGACAAAAGGTAATCAAATATACTTTAGGTCTTTGTGGGAAGATACTTATGTAAATTCAACATTTGAAGGTATTAATTTTCCTGAAACAAATAGAAGTTTAAAAAATGACAAAAATACTTTTGGTATTACGGACAATAATAGAAAAATAATTGATTTAGTAGGTACCTTTAGTCCATCTATTTTAGAAGATTTTGAAAATGAATTTTTAAAATTTGCTTCAGAAAAAGAAACATTTGTGTCACCCGATAAAACTGAATATGTTTATCCTTATTTCCAAGATTTGTTAAAAGCTCTTGTTACAGTCGAAAAGAAAACAACAGACAATACAAATATTGATGTATTAATAACTGATTTGAGATTGGCACAACTTGAAAAATTAAAAACTGTTACACAAGAAATATTAAACACCAATAATTTAGTTAAATTAACGTTAGGTAATCCTAAGGAAATTGACCCATATGTATTTCATGGATTCGCAGATATAAATCAAGTAAATAAATTTTCAACTGAAAAATATGTTGCAACAGATTTAAATTCTGATAATTTGAAATTAATAAAATTATACATAGGAGAAGAGGCATATACAGGAACAACACCAACAACATATTATACCGATTTTTTCAAATTTAATGATATTAAGATTAATGAAGAGAATATATTAACATTTAGACCTTTGGTTTTAATATATGCAGGGTATGTTAAAGCAGGTGGAACTAACACTTCAGAATCATTTAAAAATTATATAAAATTCAATGTTTTTATAAAAAATAGTGATCAAAACTCAAATGTTGGTGGTTCAGAAAATAGATTGAATGTATTCTTAGACAGATTATTACCTAAGTTTACAGAATTAACTTACGAACAAAATTTGAATAGATTAACGATTACCGATGGTTATAACAATAAACCTTTAAAAACCGAATTATATAATTTCTTCAAATCGTTTAATGATAAGTGGGTTGCGGGTAATTCAATAGGACAAAGAAACATATTAGAAGAATTCTTATTTTTAGATAAATCTAATAGAGATATTGGCGATTTATATTTTCTCAATATTACAAGATTGAAAGATTTGGCAGATGAGAAGAACTCTAAAATGAATTTATATAGTGCAATATCTTCATTAATTGCAGGAACAGGATTTGATATGAGACCTTTACCGGCTTATGTTAATTTTTATGGTACAAATTATTCTCCAAATAAATCAAAGATAACACCATCTAAAAAAGTCGCAGAAAATTTATTCGGTACATTTTTAGATGTTGATTACCAAGAATCATCACCAAAAATTATAATACAGTATGTTTCTTCTTCTTCAAAAAGGCCCGATATGCCGGATAAGAAAAAATATAGATTTACTGACGATAGTTTTAACATAAGTAATACCAGTAATAATCCTTTGATGTACTCACTACCAAAAGTTTTTAAAACGGGAGATTTATCAAAGTCAAATAGAGTTGTAGCGTTCGAGGTTAGTTTTGGTGACCAAAATCAAAGTATATTTAAGGGTGTAACTTTAGACCAAACAACAATTAAAAATACGAGTGAATCTTTTGTTGTATTAGAAAATTTAGGTAGAACGGAATCAGGTTCATCTGCTTACAATGTTGATATTGGTTTATATGAATATTATAGACAGGCGTCATATCAATGTGAGGTTTCATGTATGGGTAATGTAATGATTCAACCAACTATGTTCTTTTACCTTAAAAACATACCAATGTTCAAAGGTTCATATTGGATTACTGAAGTATCACACACAATTAAAAATAACGTAATTAATACAACGTTTAAAGGTTCAAGAATACCATATACATCTTTACCCGACCCTAAGGATTCGTTTGTATCAAGTTATAGAGTATTATTTGATAAACTTATTAAAAAGGCCGAAACTAGGGTTAATGGTGTCGATAAGGTTACACAAACAAGTGAAGTTCTAAAAACTAATGAAGGTAGTTTCACATTTGATAAAGGAAATATTATTATACCTAACGAAACAACGATACAAGAAGCAGCTTACACTAATTTCGGTATTCCATTCAATGGTTATGATGGTGAAAGATTTATTCAAAAAATTACACATCCGTCAGGAATTTGGTTAAGAGCAAACGTTATAAAAATGGACGGACCTATATTCAAAATATTACCTGACACAAGTATGAAATTAGTTACTAAATTAACTAACCCTGTTGGTAATGAAAGTGATAAGGTTAGTAAATTATTATGGAATGATTTTTCAGATAAAAACTCCACTAGTTTATTCTATTCAACAAACTTTAACACATCAAAAGTTAATGTCGATAATTTATTTAACAAAGCAACATCAACAACATTTTATAATCCAAATCCAAAAGGACCAAAAGGACCATTTAAAATAGAACACAAATATTCTTTAGGTGTTTCAAGTATTAAAGACGCACAAGGTCCTATAGATGTGGGTCCTAATTTAGAAGGATATGGAATTGCATTATCGGGTGCTCTAATGAAGAAATTAGGAGTCGTAGACGGAGATGTTATATATTTTTGGGTAGATTATAAATAATAGTTATTTTTTGGATATTTATACTTATAAAAGGAATTTTATGAATAATATGAAATTAAACAATACCATGGACCAATTTTTAACCCCTAAGTCGGTTAGAAACGTATCTAATGATGGTATGGAAAGAGAAGAATGTGATTTGGTAACCGGAGAATGTTACACAATCAGAGAAAAAGACGGTATAGTTGAAAGAATAAACAAAAAATATATTACCAACGACGGTAGACAATTATTACAAGATTAATACTATGTTAGAGAAAAAATTATTAGAAGAAGTAAAACGTTTTAATGCCATTAACAAATATGGTTCTAAAATGATTATGGAACAAGAAGTTCCACCAGCACCTGAGGCGGCATCAACTGAGGTTCCACCAGCTCCTGAAGCTGCACCTACAGATGTTCCACCGGTTGATGCACCTGTAGATGTACCACCTGCAACAGATGATATGTCTATGGATACAATGGATTCTACTGAAGAAATTGATATTACAGATTTAGTTAATATGACTAAAAATATCAAAAACGATTTAGATAACAACAAACAAGATAACAGTATGGTTATCGGTAAAATGGACGATGTTTTTACTAAGTTAACAGATTTAGAACAAAAACTAGCCCAAATGGACCAAGTTATGGCGAAAATCGATGAATTGGGTACAAAGGTTGAAATGATGAAACCAGAAACTCCACAAGAAAAATTGGAAATGCGTTCATTAGATTCATACCCTTTTAATGAAAAACCACAAGAGTTTTTTGCACAAAAACAAGGTGAAATGCAAGCAACAGGTAAAAACGAATATGTATTAACTAAAGACGATGTTGAAAACTATTCTCAAGATGAAGTTAAGACATCATTCAATCCAAATGCACAAGAAGATGAATTTAAGTTCTAATGTTAATTTTTTATTAGGTTTACAAGTACAAATGAAAATAAACCATTGGCAAACTAAAGGATATGCAAGACACCAAGCATTTGGAGGTTTCTATGATACTTTAGGTGATTTAATAGATACTTTTGTTGAATCCGCTATGGGAAAATACGGTAGATTTGTATTAGAAGATGAAAATAAAACAATTCAATTGAGTAACTTATCTGAGTTAGATATGAAAGGTTTAATTGTTACTGTTAGAAAGGCATTCGTAGAAATGGATATAGATAGTACCGATACTGATTTATTGAATATTCGTGACGAAATGTTAGGAGAACTTAATAAATTGTCATATCTTTTGACTTTAGAATAAGGAACAAAATTTTTAAAAAATACTTTAACCCAGATTTCCATATCTGGGTTTTTTTATGTATATTATTACTATAAATGATTTTTTAATTTAAATTTTAATTTTATGTCTACATTTGACGCAGTACTTGCACAGTACGAGAAAAACAAAAACGCCACAAGTGGCAACTCAAACAAAGTATCCCAAGAGGATAGAATGAAGAAGTATTTTACAACAGTACTTCCTAAGGGTTCAAAAGGTGAAGAAAGACGTATTCGTATTCTTCCTACAAAAGATGGTTCATCTCCATTTGTTGAGGTGAAATTCCACGAAGTTCAAGTGGATGGTAAATGGACAAAATTATATGACCCAGCACAAGAGGGTAAACGTTCACCATTAAATGAGGTTTATGAAGCATTAATGGGTACAGGTGTGGAATCAGATAGAGAAACTGCACGTACATATCGTTCTCGTAAATTTTACATTGTTAAAGTAATTGACAGAGACCACGAACAAGATGGTCCTAAGTTTTGGAGATTTAAACATAATGCTAAAGGTGATGGTGTTATCGATAAAATCTTCCCTATTTTCCGTAACAAAGGTGACATCACCGATACAGAAAAAGGTCGTGATTTGATTTTATCTTTAACCTTAACTAAAGCAGGAACAGGTAAAGAATACACAGTTATCAATTCAGTAATTCCTGAAGATGCGGGTCCATTACACGAAGACCCAAATGTAGCAAAAACATGGTTAGACGATGAATTAACATGGTCTGATGTTTATTCTAAAAAGGGTGAAGATTATTTAGAGATGGTTGCAAGAGGTGAAGTTCCACGTTGGGATAACGATTCCAAAAAGTGGGTTTCAAATTTAACCACTGAAGAAACCATAGGTGGAGGGGCATCTAAATCAACAACACCAATTGTTGACCCTCAGGAAGATGATGATGTGGATGGAGATTTACCATTCTAATTTTACACAGGGGTGGAGATAACGTCAGAAGCCCCATTTTTAAAACAATATTATGGCAGGAATAAAAAAGACCGATTTTTCGGCAATTAAAAAGAAATTCTCGAAAGAGGCAGAATATAAACCAGACCGTTTTTTTGATTTGGGAGATGCTTTCTTAGATGCTACAGGAATACCTGGACCTGCAATGGGTCATATTAATATGTTATTAGGACATAGTGATACAGGAAAAACAACTGCACTTGTAAAGTCTGCGGTAGATGCACAAAAGAAAGGAGTTATTCCTGTGTTCATTATTACAGAACAAAAATGGAGTTGGGAACATGCGGAATTAATGGGATTTGATAGAAACGGAGATTACCTTTTCAATAGTGATTTCGAATACATTGAACAA